CAATCTTATCCCATGTGTCTCCGCTTACCGTCACATAGGCGGCCGCCATAACAATCCCTCCTTAATAGCTGAGCCGCAGCTCGTCCTTCCGATACTGCGCCATGTAACTCTTGAACTCATCATAGCCGCGTGCCAGTGCCGTCCGAACAGCAGACTCATCTGCATTTCCCTGAATCGTGATATTCGGAGCATAGACCACGCTTCCTCCGCCGGATGCGCCCCGGTTTCCCGTATCCGAAAGCATCTGCCCGGCCTGCTGCCATAATGCAGCGGACCTGGCGCTCCGGTTGATCGGGATGACCATCTCGCTGTCTCCGGCCTCACCAATCCACGCGATCTCCGGTTCGGTAACCAGACCACCGTGTGCTCTGGGCTTCGGGATTCCACCGCCGCCGCTTCCGCCTGCCGCGCCCTGCGCTGCCTCCCGGATGCGTGCCCTGCTCGCCGCCGTGATGCTCGGAATCAGGTCCAGCTCCACGTTTGCGGTGATTGGGCTTGAGAACGCTGACTTAATATGAGAGTCAGCTGAGGACTTCGCCTCCGTGGCCAATGTCTCAGCAGCTCCGTCTACCACATAGGTATTGTCCTCGATAGCCTGCGCCAGATATTCCGGGATCTGCTGGCCGTTCTGCTGCATAGCATCCAGCGCCTGCTGGTAAGACTCATTCTCCGCAGCGGCCTGCCCGAGGACATCATACATGGCGTCTGTGTTCCCGGTGATGGCCTCCAGCATATTGGCACTGGCCAGCGCATCCGCAAGAGCCTGCGGGATAGCCTCGCCGTTCTGCCTTGCCTCGTCGGCCAGTGTCTGCATCTCATCAATCTGCGGACGAATCTGGTCCAGGAACGACCGGATGCCTTCCACCTGCGTGGCGTCAAGGTTGGCCACTCCTAAGGTCTGATTGATATAGTCATACAGAAGCTCGCCGTTCTGGAACTGGCCGCTTCCGGCCTTCTCGAAGATCTCCGGAATCTTTGCGCTGACCTGCTCTATCACATCGCCATAGGCGCTCTCAATGGCATCCGTTGAGAACTTGATGCCGCGGGCATCCAGCTCCATCTCCTTGCCTCTGAGGCCCTTGTCGAGCGCTGCCTTCAGCTGATTGTATCCGGCCTGCGTCAGGTACTCAGCGTCCTCGGGCGAAATCTCGCCGTTCTCGGACCGGCTGAGTCTCAGCTTCAGGGCACCCAGGTCATACTCATAAGCTGTCCGTGCGGAATCCTTCGCACCGTTCAGCTGTTCCTGGATCTCTGCCTGCAGGTTCTGGAAGCTCTCCGGTGTCAGGGCCGCTCCGGAATACTCCAGCATGATGCGGTCCATCTTCGCATCGAACTGCGCCTGGGAGACCTCGCTGGTCACTCTGGCCAGCTGTGCCTGCAGCTCCTGGATCAGTTTCGCCTCGTCGGTGTCAATGATGCCGTCTTCCATGGCGTCGTTGTAAGCTTTACCAAGCTGCTCACCAAGTGCCTCGACCTGCGCTCCGATGTGAGAATACATACTGTCAAATCCCGCGATAAGAGCATCACCTGTCTCATCGCCTTCACCGAACAGCGCCGCCACAGAAATGTGTGCCGTGAACTGCGCCTGCTGGATAGTGGCCAGGCTCTGCTCAATCATCGTATCGATGTTCGTCTTCAGACTGTCCGCATCACCTCCGGTCAGCTGATAGCCCATACCGACCTTCCAGGTCAGCTTCTCAATGGCATCAGATGCCTTCGAGACGGTGTCTGCAATGTCAGACGTTTTCCCGATCTCCTCCAGCGACCTGGCAAGGCCGTCGAGAGTATTGGCGCCCAGAATCTGCTTCGCGGCCGCCTGCAGGTCCTCCAGCGACAGAGCGATATCTCCGAAGCGGGATGCTATATCGCTCCGGACCATAGCCTTGTGGGCTCTCTGGACTGCCGTTGCGATGCCTACGATGGCGCCTGCTGCCAGCGCGGCCTGTCCGAAGGGATTGGTGGCCATGAATGCCGCCGCCGAACCTAGCTTCGGGATTACATCGGCAATGGTGCTCATGCCCTTCAGGACCGTGATGGTGGTCACGATGCCGGTCAGAACACCGATGACTGCATTCCCGTTCTGCAGTACCCACTTACCAGCTTCGATGCCGGGTCCGGCAAAATCGAGGAACGCCTCGCCGCCCTCCTTCATCTTCCGCTTGATGGTGGGAATCCACTCATCCATGTTTTCGATGACATTTTCCGAGAACTGATAAATCAGCTCGGTTCCCGCCTGCACTCCTGCCCGAAGGGGCTCCTGGAAGTTCTTGTAGAACCGGATGCCGGCATCCTCCGCCGCAGAGGCGAAGATCTGCATGTCACCGGCAAGGTTGTCCATCTTGGTCGCTGCCATCCGCTCCAGGGCACCGTCAGCGCCTCCAAGAGCATCGGCCAGAGCATCCCATTCGGTCACGCCTTCGGCCACTTCCGTATTGAGACCGAGCATCAGGTCGTTCAGGGCATCTACGTGCAGCTTGCCGCCGATGGCTGCCAGAGTTGCGTTCCGCTCCTCTTCAGTCATCTCAGCGGTGATTTCCGTCAGCTCCTCCAGGACACCTCGCAGACCCTTGAATTTACCTTCGGCATCGAACGCATGCAGACCAATCTTGTTCATCATCTTGCCGGCCGCGCCGGTTCCGGTGGTCAGATTGGCCATGATGGCATTCAGCGCATTACCTGCCTCGGAGCCCTTGATGCCTCGATTGGCCATCATGCCGAGTGCAGCTGCCGTCTCCTCAATCGGAACGTGCAGACCGTGCATGACACCGCCGACACCGATGAAAGCTTCCATCATCTGCTCTGCAGTCTGGTTTGATTTATTGTTTGCCGCCGCAGCTATATCCAGATAGCCGGCCAGCTGGTCAACCGTGACGCCTGCCGCACTCATGGAGTCTGTAACCAGATCCGAAGTGCGTGCAAGGTCCAGTCCGCTCGCCTCCGAGAGCCGCAGGATGCCCGGCAGGCCTTTGATAGAATCCTCGACCGACCATCCGGCCAGCGCCATGTATTCGAGAGCGTTGGCGGATTCTGACGCGGTCTTGGAGGTCTTCCGGCCCATCTCCATTGCGGCGGCCTCTGCCTTCCGGTAGTCTTCCTCCGTCGCAGATGCTGTGGCCGCCCAGCTGCTCATCGCGGCCTCGAAGTTACGGCCTACACCGATGGCGGCTGTGCTGGCTGCCGCAGCTGCCGTCCCGGCGGCCACCATTGCTTTGGTGGCCACCTGAACGGTTTTCTTCAGCCCGCCCCAGGCGGCATCAATCCCGGGACCGGCGTCCTTAAGACCTTTTAAGGCTGCATTGCTCTGTGTGTTGGCCTTCACGGCCTCCTTCGAGAGCTCCTTAATCTGCTTCTTGGTCAGAGTGCAGGCCGCACCGAGCGACTGCTCAACCATGCCCGTAATCTTTAGGGCTAACTCATATTCAGATTTTCCAGACATGTCTGTCACCCTTTCTGTGCTTTTGCACTCTTTGCCAACGAGTTTGTGATGGCCATCAGCTCATCCAGCGGGATGCTGTACAGGAAGTCCATACCCGTATGGGTCCGCATCGCTACTGCAATGATGGTCTCCCTGATGGCATCCACATCCGAAGGCCTTAAGCCCTCAGAAAGAAAAAAGTTGCGATAGTCTCCCTGAGCCGGACAGAGTCGCGGCCCTTCATGTTGTCGAGCCAGTCATACGGCTTCTTGTTCAGCTTCGCCGCCAGAAGCATCGCATACACCCGGCTCACCTCCACGCGGGTACCTCCGCCGAATCCTCTGCGGGCCGCCTCGCGGTCCACATCACAGAGGTCACGCGCTGTCATGTCGAACAGGCCGTTGAGGTCAATCTCTGTGACCTCCGCACCGTCCCACATAAACGGCTGTTCCAGTTTCACTCTCATGTCAGCAACTTCTTCAGTATCCAAAGAAGGGGCCGCCTCAGCGACCCCAGTCTCTTTCCTGCTCTCTTCCATCAGGAACCTCCTTATTCACCTTATCAGCAGTATCTCCGAACCTTTTCCATCACATCCACGCCGTTGATCTTGCAGATGTTGTTCAGCTTGTCCAGCTCGAACACGGTCTCGCCGTCAATCTGAATGAGGACATATGTAGCTTCAACGGTCACGGAGGAATTCATCGGGTTCGCCGGCTGTGCGGAGCCGGGATTAATTGCAGTAGTGCGGCCGTAAACGACATACCGGAATCCGGCAAAGTCAGTCACGCCGGTGCTGCGGTCGGTTGCCTGGATGGCACCGCGCACATTGATGCGGACCGGGCTCAGCGGGTTCACCAGCGCGGTCACCGGCTTATACAGCATGCGGAACGGAATCTCCTGTTTGATGCTGTCATAGTGGCCTGCAACCGGAACATCATAGGTTCCTGCGATGCCGGCGCCGGTGATGCTGGCGACCTGGTTGGAAAGCTCTGCGAGGCTCATGTCGGCAGTGATGCCGATGAGCTCATCGCCGTCGCCGTTATAGACCTTAAAGTCATTCAGGACTTCCGGGATAAACTTGCTACCTAACTCCATAATCATTCACCTCCAAGTGCTGCGGAAAGGATGGTCGGGTCAAACTCGATCTTGTTGAGGATGTACTTCGCCGGTGTCCAGAACGCGATCCGCGTATAGAACACGATGTTTCCATCCAGAATCTCGGTGATCGGATTCTCCTCCTCATTGAACTCAATCACGCCGCCCGCGATGGCTCCGGATGCCGTCAGACTGTTGAGATACATGTTCTCGCTGTCCACGAAGGCTTCCGTCAGGCGATAAGACGCCGGGTCATCGACCTTGTCGTGATAGGTCAGGATGAAATGGTTCCGATACCAGGACATCATCCGGCGGCAGGCAATCCATCTGTCCTTCGGGTCCGTACTGGACGGATAAATGGACGTGTTATTGCCCCAGGACTTCCAGCCCTGATTGTTGATGGCCGTCACGATGCCGTAGCTGTTCACCAGCTCCGCCTGGTTGATGTCCAGAAGAACCTCCGTACCATCTGCCAGGATTGCTGCAGAGACACCCAGAAGCTCGTTGGACGGGCTCTTATAGGGAACATCTCCATGGTCGGTGTCACAGCGGGACGTCATAGCCGCCCAGATGGCGGAATAGGCCATCTTGTAGTCTCCGACCTTCAGCATCGGCCACAGCAGGATGCAGTGCTCGTCGATAACTCCGAGCGTTGTCTTCGCAGCGTTAAGGTCGGTGTACTTGGAGCCTGCTGCCGCGCCCATATCGATGACCGCCTCGCCGGTAAACAGACCGTTGAGCTCTGTGGTCTTTGCACGAAGTGCTGCAGCCACAGTTGCGGTGCTGGACCAGCCGGGTGCCAGAAGCAGACCGGGAACCAGACCCAGCTTCGGGTAAACCTTGCGGACGCATTCGATGCCGGTCTCAGCTCCGGTGGATGCGTCATAGCCGCCTACGATATCCGCAGCGGTTACACCGTCCGGGTTGAGCTGTGTGCCGGTTGCGCTGATGGCGGTCACGCTGGCCGTTGCAGCGGTATCCAGCAGGGTGATGTCTACGCCGCCGGCGCTGTTGAACGCGGCGATGTAGTCAGTGCCCTTGGTCAGGGTGGCATCGTTTGCAGTCACGACCAGGGTGGCCAGAAGGATGCCTTCTGCGTCGAGGGTGGCCTTCTTGTTGGCCACAGTCACACTGCCGCTGGTGTAAGACTTTGTGTGTCCTGCCTTCGACGGATCCAGTACGTTTACCAGGATGATCGGTGCGTTCTGGAAGAGAACGAAGTTCGCGTAGATGGACTGGCAAAGGGTATACTTGTCGAAGTCGTAGCTGAATCCGAGCTGCTTCACAGCCTCTTCATAGCTGTATGCAATGATCGGGGTGTTCACAGCTGCGCTCGGATTCTCTGCCATATTGACGGGAGCTGTTCCGAAGATGACCTGCAGGCCGGCAGTTCCTTCTACCGGGATGGCCACTCTTGTATCCAGCTCCTGAGTGTCAATTCTGTGCTTGTAAAGAGCCATAGCTTAATCCTCCTTAGATTTTTCCACGTACGCATATACACTGGAGATCGCGGACTCCGGATCATTCAGTGCATTCTGCGCTGCGGAAAGCTCCGACATGGGAACGATGAGTCCCGCCGCTGCCGGAATCTCCTGTTTCAGTTCTTCGAGCACCTGCGGGAGACCGTTCTTGTAGATCGTGCCGCTGGCTGCTCCTTTTAAACTCGGTCCGACATAGACGAACACGCTGTCCTCCCACGCCGGAGCCGAAACTTTCGCCGTTTTTACGGCAGATTTTCTCTTTGTGCTCATGTGTACTTACTCTCCCTCTGAATGCCCATGTAGGAGAAGCTCATGCCGATGGCGCCGAAGAAATACGGCCAGGTGTCCTCGTCCTGAAGCCCCCACTCAAAGTCCTGCTGACAGATATACTGGTGGGCCAGGACGGGGTCCCGCGCAAAGCGCTGATAGACCTTCTCGATGAGGTTCAGGACATCATCACTGCCGTCATTCTCCGGGCTGTCGTCAAAGATTCCGAAGCAGACCGCCACATTGACTGTGACATCTGCATTCGGGCCGTTGGCCTCGCCTCCGTCAATCTTGACCATGCACCACGGGCACTGGAAGATAGCATCCTCCTGCTCCTCCTCCACATAATCGATGGAAGCCTCTTCAGTGGTTCCTGCCTTCCTTGAAGGAACCGGCAGAGCCTGGCCAAACACCTTCATGGCAGCCCGTTCCTCGGAATCCGGCTGCCGGAATGTCATGCCTTCTGTGAGCGCCTCCACTTCCGCCTGCAGAGCCTTCCTGAGATTCACAGGGACTCTGCTTCGTGTGTCGTAAATCATCCGTTACCTCCCGAGAGCCTTCGCAAGCGCCGTCCACATCTGTGTATTCAGATATGCCGCAATCTGCGGTTGGAGCTCTCCATAAACCTTTTCGTTCCGGACCATGGACCGGTCAGACGATCCCATGACCGTCTTTACTTTTCGGCCGCTTCCGGGTCGGAACGCGACCGCCACATGACCACTCTTAAACTGGACCACGAACGCTCCTGGCAGAGTGCCGCCGCCACCCTTTAACTGGGAGGCCCGGACGTTATATTTCTTCTGCCGGTGAACCGTCCTGTATCCGAACGGGAAGTTCCGCACCTCGGTCTTGCCGCTCTTGAGAAACTTCGTCGGCGTGCTCTTCGGTGAATATTTGAACTTCGTGATGTCCGGCTGGTCAGACTTGAAGTGAATCGTCGCGGACAAGCTGCCGGTAGTAGCCTTGTCAATTCTCGATCGTGAAAGGATCCCTCTGGGAGCCTCTCCGGAGTAGACCGAACGTGCCTTCTTCGCCAGCTCTTTCTGAGCCTTTTTGGCGGTCTCATTGACCGCCTTCTTGAATACGGCCTCTTCTGACGCACCTTCTACCTTCCGCAGTGCCGTGATGACTGCTTCAACCTGCGACTGGTCCAGCTGAATTTTGATCATGATTTCATCGCTCCTACTGTGATGGAGTAGACCCCGCCTTCCTCAACGGCATCCGATACGATGTACTTTCTGCCGTCCAGGGTCAGGATGCGGCCCTGCGCCGGCATCGGTCCAAAGTCTGACCGGGACACATAAAAAAGCAGTTCGCGCTTGAATACTCCGTCAATACGGCCAGCCTCGGACTGCTTCTTACTGCGTTCGATTATCTCGACATTATCCATCACTATGTTCATAGCCCTGCCATCAACCACATGCTCTTCCCCGAATTCCTCCGGGTTCAGGAACACGGTAGAGATGTCGTTATAGGCAATCTCTTTGAATCCCATGGAATCACTTCCTTCTGCGCTTCGGCCGGCCCACCAGGGCCTCCCTGTCACCGTCCGAACTCAGTCCGGGCATTCCGGCGACAGCTGTGCGGCTCTTTGCCTTCGGAGCTTTCACAGCCTCCTCGTCATCTTTCCAGGCTGCGCTCCCGGCTTCCAGCCATGCCTCCACGGTTGCGGTATCATCG